TCTGTATCCTTTCCAAGAGGATTGCGTAAACTCTTTTACATCTAATCGTTTCAATATTATTCTAAAGGCTAGACAGCTTGGTCTTTCGACCATCAGCGCCGCTTATATCGCTTGGCTTCTACTTTTTCATAGAAACAAAAATGTGGTTGTTATGGCCACCAAGTTGGACACGGCTGGAAACTTAGTCAAGAAAGTAAAGTTGGCCATGAAATCACTCCCAGAGTGGATGATGATCACAAAAATTACCATTGATAATAGAAATTCGTTTGAATTGGATAATGGTTCGCAAGTAAAGGCGATTACAACTTCCGGAGACGCCGGCCGTTCAGAGGCCTTGTCCCTTCTTGTTGTTGATGAAGCTGCTATAATCGAGGGCCTTGAAGACTTGTGGGCCGGCTTATATCCAACGCTATCCACTGGCGGCGCTTGTATTGTTTTGTCAACTCCGCAGGGCGTTGGTAACATGTTTCACCGGCTTTACACCGAAGCCGAGCAGGAATTAAATGATTTTGTTCCGATGAAGCTGCCGTGGGATGTACACCCCCATAGAGATCAAGCTTGGTTTGAAAAAGAAACCAGAGCTATGAAAAAGACAGAAATCGCCCAAGAGCTTCTTTGTAGCTTTAATATGTCGGGTGCCACTCTTATTGAGGGCGAGGACTTAGAGAGGGTCTTCGCGGACTGTGTCGAACCAAAATATAAAACCGGCTATGATAGAAATCTTTGGATTTGGGAATCATACCAAGGAGATGGATCATATTTTTTAGCTGCCGACCCCGCACGCGGCGATGGTGCAGATCACTCTGCCATTCAGGTTTTTAATGTAAAAACAATGGAACAGGTGGCAGAATATCGAGGTAAAATGCCGCTTGATACTTTTGCCATGTTGATTTACGATGTTTCAAAACAATATGGCATGTGTCTAACGGTGGTGGAGAATAATTCCATTGGTATTTCAGTAATCTCTAAATTACAAGAAATGAATCATCCAAATCTTTATTGGAGCAGAAAATCCAGCCACGAACAAGTAGATAGATATATGGCAGAGGACCAATCCGGCGTTATTTGCGGGTTTTCTACAACAATGAAAACTAGACCCTTGGTTGTGGCGAAATTAGAAGAGTTTATCAGAAATAAAGTAATTAAAATTAATTCAATTAGGCTGGCCAATGAATTAAAAACTTTTGTTTGGCGTAACGGCAAGGCCCAAGCGATGAGGAGCTACAATGACGATCTAGTTATGTCGTCGGCTATTTCCTGCTGGATTAGAGATACCGCTCTTGTGGCGAACACAAGAGAAGCTAAGTACAGCAATGCAATGTTGGCTTCTTTTACTGCTAAAAGGTCTGTGCTGGATACGACACTAAGAGGGATGAAAAATCAACAGCAAAAAGTAGTTACTAAAAATGATAATAAAAAAGTAATAAACTTGCCATTTTTCATAGGATAAAAAATGCCCGACAATTCAAAAAATCCAAAAAATAACGCTTCAGACCTCTTCAAAAGACTAACTCGTCTTTTTTCTGGACCGATTGTAAATTATAGAAAACAAAACGTAAGAAAGGACCGGAGAAAGCGTTTAGACAAATATTCTTCAACATTTAGAACTGCTAGTGGCCAAGATTTCAAGAAGAGATCTTACAACCCATATGAAACAATGCTGTCGGATGTGACTAAAAACGTCAACAGGTCAGAAAGATATAATGATTTTGATCAAATGGAATATACGCCGGAATTAGCTTCTGCTCTGGATATTTATTCTGATGAAATCACCTATCATGATGGCTACGATAAGCTTTTAAAAATTAAGTGTCACAATCAAGAAATTAAAGAAATACTGGAAACACTCTATTTTGAGGTTTTGAATCTTGAATTTAATCTTTACGGCTATACAAGAAGTATGTGCAAATATGGTGATTTCTTTTTATATCTAGATATTGACGAGAAGCTTGGTGTCAAATCTGTTATTGGTCTTCCTCCCCAAGAAATAGAAAGATTGGAAGGGGAAGACAAGACCAATCCAAACTATATTCAGTATCAATGGAACTCGGCAGCCATGACATTTGAAAATTGGCAAGTTGGGCATTTCCGCGTTTTAGGTAACGATAAATTTGCTCCTTACGGCACCTCAATATTAGACCCGGCCCGCCGAATTTGGCGTCAACTCACCATGATGGAAGACGCCATGATGGCTTATCGTATTGTAAGGGCACCAGACAGAAGAGCTTTTTATATTGATGTCGGCGGCGTACCTCCGGAAGATGTTGAGCAATTTATGCAAAAAGTCATGACACAAATGAAGCGACATCAGACTGTTGATTCGCTCTCTGGCAGGGTCGATCTACGCTATAATCCCGCTTCAATTGAAGAGGATTTTTATATTCCTGTGCGTGGCAACAATTCAGGCACCAAAATTGATGTCGTTTCCGGCCAACAAAGGGCGAATGACATTGAAGATGTTAAATATCTCAGAGATAAGATGATATCTGCAATTAAAATTCCCCCGTCTTATCTAATAATGGATTCAACCGGAGGGCCGACAGAGGATAAAACAACTTTGGCCCAAAAGGACGTTCGTTTCGCCAGAACAGTTCAAAGGGTTCAGAGATCTGTGGTGAGCGAATTAGAAAAAATTGGGATTGTTCACCTTTACACTCTTGGATACAGGGGGGAGGATTTGCTTACATTCACACTTGCGCTAACAAACCCCTCTAAGATAGCGCAACTTCAAGAAATGGAAAGTCTTAGGGTTAAATTTGAAATGGCCACCAGCGCCGCTGCAAGCATCTTTAGTAATCGTTGGGTGAGTGAGCATATTTTTGGCATTAGCGAAGAAGAGTTTATTAGAAACCAAAGAGAAAAGTTTTACGATAAAAAGTTTGAGGCTGCTGTTGCTAAAATTGCTCAAGCTACTGTTGAGGGCGGCGGCGGTTTTGGAACTGGCGGCGCCACTGAGGTCGGTGGCGAAATGGGCGCGATGCCCGGTATGGGCGCAGAAGGGGAGATGGGTGGAGCACCTCTGGAGGGCCCCGCAGCCGAAACTCCTGCTGCCGAAGCAGCCCCGGAGGCCGCCGCCCCAGCCGCCGAAGAAGGGGGTTTATTGGTCACCCCGCCGGCCCCCGCAGCACCCGCCGGTAAGCGCGACGAAGATTGGTATAAGGTATTAAGAACTGCTGATGGCAAAACAACCACGACAAAATCAAAACTTAAGTGGTATAAGCCGGTCACAACTGATAAGAGGGATATGGGTGCCAGAAAAAAGAATTATATGTCTATGTCGGGAGTCGAACAGGGTGGTAAACGAAAATCACATAAAGGCTATCACGAATTAATGGGACTGTCCAAAGGTATTGTAAACGAATCCGAGCCTAATTATGGTGACGAAATCGAAAGAAAAGTATTGTTGGCGTCAAAAGACATCAATGATCTTCTCAGTTCATTGGAGAAAAAGAAAAATGAAACTAAGTCATAATAAGAAAAGAAATACCGCTTTTCTTTACGAAGTATTAATATCAGAATTGGCAAAAAGCTCTTTAAGCAACAATAAACAACTTCGGGAAACCATTGTTAGAATACTTAAAGAATTTTTCTTAAAGGGCAAACCACTGGCACAAGAGCTAAATCTCTACAAAGAGTTCGAAGATCTGGCCAATTATGACAAAGAAATTGTCTCAAAAATAATCTCAGAAACAATTAAAAAAAGGGCTGAATTAGACGACAAGGAAATTTTCAATGAACAAACAAGGCTCATTAATAAAATCAACAAATCAGTTGGGAAACATTCATTAGAAAATTTTGTACCAAATTATAAAAGCTTGGCAACAATCTATCAGATTTTTAGTGACAAAACACCAATCAAAGCAAGAGTAATTTTAGAAAAAAACCTTGTCAGGTCAATTTTAAGCAAAAGCAGCCTACCTATCAAAGAAAATAAAGAAGACGTTAACAATGTTGTTTATAAGATTTTCACAAACAAATTCAATAAAAAATACACAGAATTAAACGAAAATCAAAAAAATCTTTTAAAACTTTATATTGAGTCAGTTAGGGACGGCGGCCTAGAGCTTAAAAGCTTCATTAACGAAGAATTGGCGGATATTAAGATAGCAATAAAAGAATATGTTAGTTCCAAGAACTCCGATGGCTTAAAAGAGTCGTTGGATAGGGTTGGTGAAGAAATAAGGTCGTTTAAGGGTCAATATATAAGCGAAGAAATAATTAAGAAAATTCTCAAAATGCAGGCGCTAACAGAGGAAATGAAAAATGGCGGATAAGATTAAAATTAATATAGAGCCACAAGTTAAAATTGCAATTAAAAAAGTTTATAAGCCTTTAAAATTAAATATTAAATTTCCCACTACAATTGAATTAAGGCTTCGAAGGGCCTTGAACGGCGATTATCTTATTTACGACCATCCTCTTTTTGACATTGTGATTATGCCTACCAAAAATAAGATTGTAACTTTTAGAAAAAGGGATCCAAAAACTGACCCCTATCCATCTCAAGACAAATTTTTTGATTATTTAATGAGGTTGGGAATGGTGGTGCAAGATTCCATACAGGGCGGCAACGTTTATGGGTCTATTGAGGCAATCTATCCGATTAATGATAAAGTAGATACCATTCAAGCTCTTCTCTTGGCAGCATATAATTTCTTAAAAGAGGA